TTCATGACCACATTCACTGTTGACGGTATTCCTGTTGGCAAAGGAAGGCCAAAATTTGCAAGACGAGGAAATTTCGTCACTGCCTACACCCCAAAAAAGACTGTGGACTACGAATCCACGGTCAAAGCAGCAGGAATAGCAGCAATGGGGTCACAGGAGCCGTTAGAAACGCCTATAAGCCTCTATTTGTACGTCAGAGTACCAATCCCTGCCTCGTACTCAAAAAAGGCCAAGGAAGCCTGTTTAAACGGTTCTCAAAAGCCTACCAAAAAACCTGATCTTGACAACATAGGGAAAGCCATTATGGACGCATTGAATGGCATCTGTTATCGAGATGACAGCCAGATCGTAAACATCCATGCGACAAAAACTTATGCCACTGTTCCTGGCGTTGATGTTTGCGTAAAAGAATGTCTTGATTAAGGGTTTATCCCTATGCACAAGTGGAATCAACTTGATTACAGTTGAGGCTCATTTAATGAAAGGTAATGAAATGAACAACCGAATAACCTACCGCCTACTGGCTGTATTTCTGATTGCATTTTGGTCAGGCTTGATCTGGCTGAGTTTCCAACTGGCAACACCAGAGAAACGAATTGATTGCTCGATGGCTGAGTTCCACCCGGACTACACCGCCGAGATGCGCAAGGCGTGTCGTGAACACAGGAGCCACAAGTTATGAGCAACGACAAACAACTACTGGAGCAGGCGCTGGAGGCATTGAGAAAATACGGAGAAGCACCAAGAGATTGGGCTTGCATAGAATGTGTGTCGTTTAGCGATATTTTGAAAGATGATTTTCAGTGCGAATACCACGAAGCCATCACCGCCATCCGAGCAAGACTGGAGCAGCCAGAGCAGGAGCCTGTGGCATGGTTTGAAAACTTGAAGCGACTGGCTTCAATCTGCCCGGAACTCAACATGGTCAACTACTCGAATGAGGATGTTGATGACTTGAATTTTTGGGCGATTGAGGTTGCGACTTGCATTGACGGGATTGCCACCCCACCCGCACAGCCAGCGCCTGTGCAGGAGGAGCCTGTCTATCACCTTCGGCAATATGGCGATGTAACAAAGGAGCAGCTTGATCGGTACATGGCAACTGGTGACATCAATTTGCAGCCAACACCTGTGAAGGAGCCTGTGATTTTTTATCGTTGCAACGGTTGCGGTCATGCGTATGAGCAGGTGCATCCGACTAGCTGTGACTGCATGGAGGCTGGCGGGTTTGATCGTGTTGAGTACTACACCACCCCACCCGCAACACAGCGGCAATGGGTTGGGCTTACTCAAGACGAGTTCAGAGATTTTGCAAGCACGAATGAATACGGTACTGGCGGTTTGATACGAGCCATTGAAGCCAAACTCAAGGAGAAGAACACATGAGAAACGTATCAGGCTACGTTACTGATGATGGCAAGTTCTTTGAGGACAAAAAGCAAGCCGAAGCACATGAAAAACTGCTATCCATTGGCAAGTACATTGACGAGTTTGTTCGTGTTCGATATGAACAAAAAATGCCAATCAATGAAACACTCCGAATGTGGGAAAAATACAAAACAGAGGTGACCAAATGAACATCACAATCTACACAAAATCAGGATGTCCTAATTGCATTACTGCAAAGCAGTTACTCAAAAACAAAGGCATGGACTACACAGAGTTATGGATTGATGCCAACTTTGTTGCAGAACAAAAAATGCAAGAAGCAAACATCAAGCAAATGCCAGCAATCTACATCAACGATCAATTTGTTGGTGGTTTGGCAGGATTGCAAGCAGCATTGAAGGTGATGGGCATATGAAAAAGAAATCGTCTTACAAGCCTCGTGGTGTTCGTATGGACAATATGTCTTGGATCATTGCTGGTCTAAAGAAAGTTGGAACATTGCCGTCTGCTGGTGTTGCTCTCAAACTCAAAAATCATGCAGCCCTTGACAGCATTTTGACAGGCCAAGGAACCAAGGACCATGTAGACATCTTGATTGCAGCATTGAACATGAGTGAAGCCTTGGTCCGAGTTCGTGATGAATTAGGCCGTGATTGGTCAAATGAAATCAGAGCAGCACAAGACGCTATCAGATCAATGGGCAAACGTGGTGTTCAATATGGTTCATTTGCGTTTACAGGGCCAGAAATGAATGCTGTAAAGCTTGTCATGGATTTGCATGATGCTCAATTAGATGAATGCACGGTTCAAGAAATGGAAAAAGCATTGTTTATTGTGTCTGAGGAGATTCGATTGAAGAAAGCTCGCCCTATTGTGGAGACAGTATGACTGATGAAAATTATTTGGTTGGACAAATTGTCCAAGTCAATCCTGAACGTGAAATGTTTGGCGCTTGTATGGTGGTTGTCACCGAGCAAAAAACATGGGGTATTCAAGGATATGTTCAATCTGCTGGCGTTCCAGGCCAACAATACATTCGCTTGAAGCATAAGGATTTTGAATTGACGGGTGGTAAGGCAATATGGGTGGCTGATCATGGAGATTGAAGACCCGTTTGTCTACAAGAAACCTGATTGGCTAGTTGAATACGAGCGTGAGCAACGTAGAGCAGCAAGAGCCAAACGTCTTGGCAGACCCATTGGAAAGTGGGGAGGAGCCAGGAAAGGTTCAGGAAAGAAACGTGAACGACCATACGACTCAAAGGTTTACATCAACCACACCCGCATCCAGTACCAACTGCTGATGGACCTTGGTGATGGTGATTTGAGTGCTGGTGTCCAAAAATTGATTGAAACGAAATTGGAAGAAATGTAATGACCGAAATTGATCCAAACAAAGCAATTACCTACATCATGGAGAAAGCTCCTGAGTATGCTCAAGCCAAAGGTGAACGGGTGTTCATTGAAAATTACCTTCGGACGGTCAAAAGCCGCTTGATGAACAAAGAAGAAGGTACGCTTGGCAACAAAGAAGCCTATGCTTATGCTCATGCTGATTACGAGTTGCAACTTCGTGCCTTACAAGCTGCCACGGAAAAGGAAGAGCATTTGAAATATATGCTGACTGCTGCCCAAGCAAGGATTGAAGTTTATAAAGTTCAAGAATATACAAAGAGACAAGAACTGAAAAATCTGTAATAATTTGATTTGGCTACCTTTAGCGGGGGAAAAGCAGACTGAACCACTGCCTGCCATTTCAATTTTGGTTCGCTTCATGTGAGGTTTAACATGATCACGCAAGACTATTTGCACGAGTTTTTCCATTACAACCCAGACACTGGTATTTTTTCAAGAAAAAAATGCACAGGTAGATCAACAAAAGTTGGTGAAATTGTTGGAAGCCATAAAGGCAATGGTTATTTAATGCTTTGCTTAAAAAGCCGACTGTATTTGGCTCACAGAATTGCATGGTTGTATGTGTATGGACAAATGCCAGTTTCAAACATTGATCACATCAATGGCAATAAATCGGATAACAGAATTTGCAATTTGAGACTTGCAAACCAATCGCAAAACATTGCGAATTCCATGCTTTCAAAAGCAAATAAATCTGGATTCAAAGGCGTAAGATGGAGAAAAGACATTGGAAAGTGGACTGCTGCCATCATGGTGAACTACAAACATATTTCTCTTGGAAGTTATCTTGTGAAAGAAGATGCTGCTCAAGCTTACAAAAAAGCTTCAATTAAATATTTTGGCGAATACGCCAAGAATTGAAGAACCTTGATGTACAGAGATAAAGACCTTCTTGAGCTTGCCAAGGGTGAAAAATGCTTGCTCCAAGCACACCCAAGGTGCTATGGTGACCACGGTGAAACCACTGTGGCTTGTCACTCCAACCTTTTGATCCACGGCAAGGGCAAATCCTTGAAGGCAGAAGATTGCTATACAGTCTGGGGGTGCTATATGTGCCACAAATGGCTGGATACGTCCCAAGCAGGGTACGAAGAAAAAGAAAAAGCATTCGAGAAAGCCTTTGTGAGACAATTACACGAATGGGCTGACATAGCCTATAGCCCCACAATGCGACCTTGGAAAATAGAGGCAGCAAGAAGGGTTTTAGCCTACTTAGGAGATCGACATGGGTGATTTCATTCTCACGCTGCTTCACGCAGTAACCAACACACACATCTTGCATTGGCAAACAAAATCCTTTGCAAACCACATGGCATTGGGTGAGTTCTATCAAGAAATGCCTGAATTGATTGATTCCCTGGTAGAAGCCACACAAGGTGCAACGGGTGAAATCATTGAATTTCCTGTTGACTACTACCCACCAGCCAAAGATGGCTTGACAGAACTTCAAGAGTTGCGCGAATATTTTGTCCAAGAACGTCATGTCATGCCACCAGACAGCGAGATTCAGAACCTGCTGGACAGCATTGGTGACCAAATCGACTCCACTCTCTACAAATTGCGTTTTCTTTCTTGATTTGTCAGTTGTCTCTCCTCCAGTCCTTGTTGGGACTTTGGCCTTCTTCGGAGGGCCTTTTTTTTGGCAGAAAAATCACTAGGGGGGTCTTTTTTTAGAGGGGGCCTAATTTTTTTAGGGGGGGGGATCACTTTTTTTGGGGGGATATATGCCAGGGTCAGACTGCCTATTTTTTGAGCAGCGACACCCCCATCGACCACGGAACCCCCTACCGCTTATGGTCAATCGGACGCACTCAATCATGCACCTACAAGCCATCAGAACGGGCCTACAAGGCACGATTTCCGGTCAATGCACCACTGACCTACCCCAGCAAGGAAAACGCCTTAAAACGCTGATTTCAGGAAGTGGGTATTCACTCACTTAGCAGGTCAAAAAAAGAGTAAGCACTTACCAACTTAACAAGTCCAAAAAAACCCGGATGAATCCGGGATTCTTTGAGCTTGTCAGTCGTTCAAATTGACCAGCGCCCAAAAATCGCAAGGTTTAACGGCTCGCCATTTCTTTGGGTTGTCAGCATTGACCACGATCAAATTTAGGCAGCAAACCCGCTCGACAATCCAGAATGAGCCATCATTTAAGTGAGTGATTGAGCCAAAGTCCCCAGCTTTTATGGTTGTTTGCATAATCAATCCTTTGCAAAGTTTGCGACATAAGAAAAATCAGGCCGCCATTGTTTAGCAGCGGCAATAGCATCGCGGCAGGTGCGATAAGCATTTGTTGACCAAAGATAATCAAGCCCTTTTGTATGTTCACTGCTTGGAACATTTGAATTTTGACGTACCCAAACGTGAATTTTTCGCGGATAAACTTTAAAGTCGGTTTTCATGGTTTACCCCTTAGCGGTACAGATAAGTCACGCCGTCAACGTCAACACTCGAATAATCTACCATTACTTCACGGGCGGTTAATTCCCAATCAATATGTACCCAGTGAGGCAGATCACGGGGAATTGTGCCGCAATCCTCTAACATTCCTTGGATGTAGTCGGTGAAATAGGATTCACGAATCAGGATAATCGGATACCAATCGCCCCTCCATTGTTCATCACCGCCATAACCTTTTAGGTTTTCCATGATGGCAAGCAAAACCGCCATTTCTTCGCGTTCTTCTTCGCCTAGTAAATTGGCGTCAAGGTCAAATTCGCTTTGCAGTTCTTCGATTCGTTCGATAATGTCTCGAACGTCAATAATATCTTCGCCGTTTAATGTGCTAATGTCGATTGTCATTTTGAATATTCCTTGAATTGTTGATTGATTAACCGCCATAAATCGCAAACCATGCGATCAAGGGGCAGAACATAACGGCACTGAAAATCAGTGCATAAAAGAATTGTTTGATTGTGTCTTTCATGGTGTTCTTTCAGTATTTGGAATCTTCGATGTGGCCAGATTCGGCCTCCATCTCAAGTGCTGTAATGGTGTCGTGCGTCAGCAGTGGCATTACATTAGTGCCATCGAACCAAACGGCCTCGATATTGAATGAAGCTTGCCAATCGATTTCGTCCCAGTCTTTATCCCAAGTTACAGACATTTCAACGGTAACGGGTGTACCGTTTAATAGGGTTTCATGTTCAAAAGTGTAGTTTTGCATGGTGTGCCCCTTAAATGATTTCAACGGTGTTATCAGAATCAATACTGATCTGACCGTCTATTTTTAATTGGTGAATGGCTTGAACCATTTTTGATCCGCCATAACCTTGTTTTGCTGCCCATGATGTAACGTGAGACAAGGAACAGGGGCCATCTGCTGCAATGTGATCCAGCAAGGCCCGCATATGGTCTTGCAGTACATCTTGTTCAATGCCTTGATAAACACGCTTAAACAGGTCTTTAAAGGCGTTTAAAAGGGTTTCGCTGTTGCTGCTGTCAGCGACAAGGAAAGCTTGGCCGATTGACTGGGCAAAGCCTCCATAAGAATCACGGGCCATGATCTGTGCGGCTTTGTTGGCTTGGTCTTGGTTGATTGTGTTCACGTTGATTTCCTATTGAGTTGAACCGTTAAAAGTGAGAACGTTTTTTTGACGCTCTCACATATATAGCGCGAAAGATTCGTGCCAGTTGCTGTAAGTCGTTGATTTTATTGACCCCTCCAAAACCCTAATAGGGTTAACACTTAGAACACAAGTACACTTGAAATAATCATTCAAGTTAACCATCAAGTTGTGGATAACTTGTGCATAAGTAGAGGGTTATTAACAAGGTGTGGATAAGTAGGAAAAGGGTGAGATTCGCTCTTTGTAGAGCATACGAAAAGAAAAACAAAAGATACCCCGAAACAGTTGTTTCCCCTCTGATAGCACATAGACAGACATTAGACAGATAGACAGTCACTAGGGTTTCCAGCGTAGCACCTGACAGACAAGCACAGGACATACAAATCCAATAAATGATCGGGCCTCCCAGAGGAGAAATCACACCCCCCCCAGCTAAGACCAAAGCATCCCCCCCATGTTTAGCCTGGGTTAGAGGGAGGGGGTAGGGCTGGAAAGGTGGAATTAGAGGGAGGCCCACTCACCCATCCCCAAAATTTCTCCAAAAACTTTTTCCCCCTAGTCCTCACTTGCACACAAACAATAAATCATAGGTAGTACGGTTCTAGACAAAATCTCTTGAAAGTGCCAAAAAACACGGGTTTATATCGACTTTTGCCAAGCAGGAATGTAATACTCAATTCCTGTATAAAAAATTTTGTCCAAAAACTTTTCCTTGGATACAATGCAGCCATTGAATGGAGATTGCTATGGAATGGACATTGGCACATCCTTTGCATGATGTGGAGGACATGGTTGAGTTGGCTGACAGCATCTATGGTGTTGAGGCTGATGGCATATTGACAAGGGACAGAAATGTGTTCCGTAAAAATTTGACGATTGCGACTACAGTTCAATTGTTTGATAAGGGTCGTGAGTTCATTGCTGTTTGCCACAAAAATGAGTATTCAAAAGAATTTGATACTGGGATTCCTGTGGTAAACAAAAAGTTGTTGGGATATTGCTGGTTTGACCGTGGTGGGTATACAACGTATGCCAATGATGAAATCAGTAATGCAAAGTTTCATCACGTTGATTTAAGTCTGAGTCCGAGACTGCGGATTAAGTTGATTAATGAGATGATTGACCAACATATTCTTTGGGCAGCCAATTGGAATATTCCGGTTATTTGCTCAACCAGTATTCGTGGTGAACATGATGCGTTT